GACGGGGTCACACAATGGGGCGGAACAGGGGTCACGCAGAAGGCGTAGGTAGGCTCTAGCAGGGCCATCCAGTTTGCTCTTCCGTGTCACGTACTTGATTTTGGTTGGTGGGGCAGTTGAGAGGCGAGGCTGCGACTGGCGTCGTTTGCCTTTCCCTTTCTTCTTATTCTGCTTCTTGACCATTTTGTTACGTAAATTTTTCTTTGAACAGGACTACACGGTTAGTAGGATACCATCATAGGGGCGGGGTTGTCATACCCGAACTAGTCGTGTGACCCTATGAAGTGTGCGTTTATGCATTTAATTTAGTGATAGTGACGTAATCCATCGCATTGAGTAGCGACGGGTATGTTGCCAGCTGGAAGCCAGCCGGCATGATGTCGATACCAGTGTCAAGTGGGTAATCGATACGTGATGGAATGCCATGTTCAAACTGCGACTCGAACAACATTTGTTCGGCCACAGTGATACCCTGACATCGTTCCACCCAATAGCGCACTTCCATTGTAGGCGGGGTGGGCTGTTTGACAGCACCGCGACTCCACCGCTTACAATCCTTGACATTAGTGTCTGCATCTACGTCAGAAGTGTCTTTCAAAATTGCAGAGAGGACGGCCCAAAGGCACGGGGTAGACCAGTCGGACACGCAGTAAGACAAGGCCTTTGCTTTTGCCAACGCTTTTACTTCGCGGACCGTGTGCACAGTTTTACCTGACACATGGAACTTGGAAAGAGCTCGTTTTATGTCACATACGGACACATGCTGGTCAGAAAAATATCTGGCCAAGAACGCTGCCTCATCCAAGTTTCGCTTAATGATAACGTCGGCCTCAAGGCCCAAGTCCCTAGCGGCCAAGTGAACGGCCTTCCTGAACTCCTCTTCTGTAACCCCGAAAACAACTCCAAACGCATCGTCACCCTCGTTTTTAGGCAGCAGCTTCGCCTCTGGCAAATAATACTTCACCAGATACCAAAAGAAAAAACAGTTGATGATGAGGTTACCAATACTGGTGGTAACTTCCCCACTGGAACGCAGGAAAGCCAATACAACCACCAGCCCGAACGTGCTCACGCCAAACATTTTCCACAGTTTCGGAAAGAGCCAGCGGAGATGATCTGCGTCATTTGGAAAAATGGCACAGAACACCTCTAGCTCTACGTGACGTAGGAATTCGTTGACGTGAGCATCGAACCGTTTTTGGTCGATCTCATACGCGACGCCGCCCCGCCCGAATAACGGTCGGAGCGCGTCTTCCACCTCTTGAAGAGACTTGCCCTTTACGGACCATGACTCTTCGTCGGGCACTGCTTTTACTGCTGCTTCGAGGGGCTGCACATACATCATTAGCCACAACTGTAGAATCGCCTCCCGCGGGGATATTATCCGCGGGTCGCTGGGTTTGGTTGCTTCGAACTTCAGGAACAGCTTGACCAGTGATAGGCCCTTCTGTCCCTTGTACAACCCGTCCCACGCGGCCCGTGCGTCTCGGTAAGGCCTCATTTCCGCTTCGGTCTTGCACGCTTCGAGGTGGGCGAACACCTCGTCCATCGTCCGCACCCTGGGGCGGGACCGCGTTATTAACCGGAACATTGGGCACTCCTGGACGAACTCTTGGGCCAGACGTCGCGCTTCGCGTTTCTTCAGTAGTGGTGGCTGCAGTTGCATTAGCTGCCGGTGCATTGTTGCTCGCACTAGGTTTGACTGGGATAGCTTTGGGTGCCGGTACGGTCGGGTTACCAGGGGCGGGAGGAGTGTTGTCCCCCCCGCTGCGAAATGTTTTCGCTGGTGCCTGAATCGC